CCGCAACAGTTGACATCTGTGAATCAAAGTCCATTCCTGCGCTTATACACGCCTTGCCAAAATCCTTTATTTTGTCAACAGCAAATGCGGCAACAACCGCCGCTCCTATTTTCTTTAGGGCTTTGGACATTCTTGGTTCAGCGTTTCCTACGTTCCCAACAGTTTCATCAATCGCCCTGTTAGCTTCGGAATTATCAACAGCGATTTTACCAAATAGTTTAAATATTTCCATGTTCCACCTCCTCATAAGGATTGAAATTTGCTAAAGTGCGGCTTGATTCTGCAAGCATTTCAGAAATATCCGGCGTTTCAATTTCCGGCGGTATTACTAAGTCTCTGAATTCTCCCCATGTTTTGCCTGTAGCCTTGTTAAGCCATATCTCCCATACCTTTTCTTCTTCATGTATATCTATAAACTGTGATATAAAACTCGTAAACTGACCAGTTTGTATATATCCGTCAAGCAAGTCAAACGGAGATGAATATCTTGAGAAAATCATATCAAAGAAATTTACTCCCGCTTCTCCTCCTTGACCAAGTATTTTGATACAACCGTAAAAAAATCCTTAAATTCTTCCTTTGTTAAAACCGCTTCAATCAGTTCTGCGAATTCACTCATTCCCAACTCAGATATTTCATTGGACTTCATTCCGCTTAAATCTGCAAGGAATGAATAAATATCTGTTTCACACCTCGGAAGATTTTCTAAAACTGTTCCGACCATTCCAATAATTACTTCAAGTCCTATCACTGAAAAATCAGCGTTGCCTCTTATCTTCCCTTTTACAGATGGAGTATTAAAACAATTCTTAAATTCCGATATACCGATTTTTGAAATAATTTTAACCATTACAAATATATCTTTTGCACAAAGCTTTCTAAGTTCAAATTTCTTTTCTGACATTTTATTTACCTCACTTTTTAATTTTGAGTATGAAAAAAGCGTCCTAAAAAGAACGCTTGACTTTTTATGAAATTGTGGTATAATAAAAGTGAAAAGGGTGACTGCGATAAGCGGTTTATCCCTCCAAACTGACAACTAATGAAATAGCTACCTTATTGGCGTGGGGCGGCTATTTCTTTTTTATATTGTTACATAAAGAAATTATGTTAATAATTACTAAACAAAATGTAAGTAACTCCATTAAATCCATTGTAACTCACCCCCGTTTCCGAGGGAAGATTTAAACCGCCTACCGTTTTATGCAGAAACCCGATTCACTTTTTAGTCCTGATTTACTCAGGACTTTTTTATTATATCACGAATGTATTATTTTGTCAATTTATATCGTTTTTGGATAATAAATATGATATGGCAACGTAACAGGATTATTAGTCAAATCCGCATAGCA